CAGAGTATTCTTCAATAACATTACGAAGAGCTTTCTGTGAATCTAAAGTAAGTGCATCACACTCGTCAAAGAGAACTAATTTTAACTTACCGTCTAAAGACTTTGTAGAAGCAAATCCGATAACTTTAGAACGGATTGTGTCAATACCATTTTCATCAGAGGCATTAATGTACAGATACTGACAATCTAAGATATCAGTAGCAATAATCTTTGAAAGAGTTGTCTTACCGGTACCGGGGTTACCAGCAAAGAGTAAGTTAGGAATCTCCTCTTTAGACTTTAGAGATTCAAAGTACAGACGTTCTTCAGGTGTAAGAACAATGTCCTCAAGTTTATGAGGCCTGTAGCGCTCTACATATAAGTTATTAAACATGTATATAGTATATACTAGTTACCCGAAGAACCAAAGCCTTTTTCTCCGCGCTCTGTTTCTTGTACTGTCTCAGACCAACTAGTTTCGGTAGTTACGAGAGGGTAAAGAACGAGCTGGGCCACTCTATCCCCTTTTTTAACAGTATAGTCATTATCAGAATGATTGAGCATACGAATACCCATATCCCCTCTATAAGAGTTATCAATAATACCTCCAAAGGCTTGTAGTCCATATTTAAACTGCAAACCAGAACGAGACTCAATCCTAATCCAAATACCAGGAGGTAGATACGCTAATTTTAAACCTACAGGGACAACAACAGCCCCTCTAGCTGGAATAACAGTATCTTCAACCGCTGTTACATCATAACCTGAATCCCCTGTTAGAGAATCTTTATGGTTACGTTCAGGAAGGACAGCATCCGGATGAGTTTTAAGGAATTTAACACCTGTCATACTAGGAGTTGTATAAGAGTAAGAATTATTCATTGATAAGCTGACGGCCAGTATAGTTACCTTCTTTGATTTCTCCAATAGGTTTTGCACCTGGTCTTACAGCATTAATTTCGAGCCATTGAATTAACTGATCAAGTTTATCAGCAGGAACAATGTATGTTCCGTTAATTGTGTTAACGATAGTTTCCATTTACATATAATACTATAAAGTTTAACAAAAGCAACTAGGTGCTTAATTATCTTTAATGTCCGATATCGATACATTACTAGACGAGCTGTCATCTTTTTCTTTTCCGCAAACAACAACAGCAAAGTCCGTTCCTAGAGGTACCCCAACAAATGTTACTGAAGATAACATTAACGACTACATTTTACAGAAAACAGGTAATTTAATTGATGCCGGTTTAGGTGCTGTCAGTGATTTAAAAGATTTTGTTGTTCAAGGTCAAAACCCTGATGAGATTGCTGCTCTTTCAGAGCTTATTTCTTCTACTACAAAAGCTATTGAAGCTCTTAACAGAATTAACTTACAGAATAAAAAAGCTAAAACAGATAAAGAACTCAAAACAATGGATATTGAAGGTAAAAAAGCTATAGCTAGTTCTCTACCAGGAAACAATATTACAAATAACACTGTAAATTTAGTGGCGTCTCGAGAAGAAATCTTTAAACAGCTTTTAAATAATATTGAAGAAGAACCTGTTGTAGAAGTGATTGACTCTATAGTTATAGAAGAAAAAGAAGATAAATAATTGATATGGCATTCGTATTCACACCAACTTGTCCTGGAACCGGTCCTTGGTATATTGATAGAGAGGACTGTATTGGAGATTCTTTATTGTATATTAACGCAAACACAGGTTACTTTGATTGTAAAATTGATTCATTGAGCTCTAATACAAGCACTCAAATTAATAATCTCTCTACAGTGCCTTATACAAGATTAAATGACGGTAATCAGTCCGGGGATGCCCCTATTTTTGGTGCCCGAGCTTGGGGCAGGTTTAATGGTGACGTAGCAAATGGACTTATAACACCCTTAGATTCAGGTAATATTTTGTCTATTAATAAAGTCGGCACCGGTATTTATACTGTAACATTTGCAATATCTATGTCAACCCCTAACTACGCTGTAACCGGTACTATCGCTCACAGTGGAGGTATTACTCGTAGTGTAAACATGGATATAGCTAATCAAACTACTACAAGTTTTGATATTTATACAGGTTACGGATCAACCCTTTATAATTCTGGTAATATACAGTTTGCTGTATTTTGTTAATTATTTAACCGGGCAAGCCCCGCCTTCACATTCCATACTTTCTATTTCCCCTTGACCAATATTGATAGCTGTAATTGGCTTAACCTTTTCAGCTAGTTTCTTATACTGATCTTCGGTAATCTCTTCGTAAGGAGCTTGTGAAAATCCGTGTTCACTGTGAAGTAAGAATGAAACAGACTTGATAGATGTTTCATAGTTATATTCAAGCCAGGCTTTAATCTCTTCTAGCTCTTCTTGACGATAATAGACTGTAACTGATACAGCATTATCTGACCAATAGTTTTGAAGTTTTTTAACAATGTCAAGTTGTTGAACAGCAGTCATTGATTTTGCTACAACACAGCTTTCACCAGCATAGCATGGAAACTCTACAACAACAGTTGTATGGTCATCCTTACCATCAAAGCCACGAACATACTCAACATGATAACCAAGCTCCCGACAGATACTAACAAGTTTATCTCCTGAACCCATTCTCACTCTACGAATATAGAATGGTGAATAAGCAGGGTGTACCCCAGGTGTTGAACCAGCAAGTAATGAAAGTGTACCAGAGGGCTTAACAGTGGTTAGTTTAATTGACTCTGGATAACCTTTAGTCTTTGACCACTCTTTATCAAACTTACGAAGAGCTTCATAAGCTTTATCAAGCCATAAAACCTTTTCGTCTGAACACTGACAGATACCGGTAACACCAAGACCTAAACGCATGTTCTTATGAACAATTTTGTTTGTCTCATCATGGATGAAAGGCATTGCTGCTGTTGCCTTTTGTGTCTTATAAAGAAGGGTAGCACAATCAACTAACTCTTCAACAGAAGTGATATTATTAAGATAAAGCTCAGAAAGATTACAGCACTCATAAGAGGTTAATGAAATCTCTGCACAAGGATTAGTACCTAGAACGTTATCCTCGTTAGTAGGATAAAGCTTGGAAGACTTCATAGCACCATCTTTAAGACGACCGAACTTTTGAGATAAGGGAAGGTTAAAGAAGCCGTAAGGTTCACCTTTAGCAAAACCAGTCTCTTTATCAGTTACATAGCCGTTTGTCCAGATCTCAGATGAAATGTGTGAGAAGTCATCAGCATAAATCGTATTATTGGACATAGCTCTCCAGTTAGGAATGTTACCCAGGGACCAATTCTTAGCTCTGAGATAGAGATAGTCGTCCGGATCACCGAGAGCGATCTGAGCTGAACGACGAACGTTCCCGGCAACAACAATACTACCAATAATATTGCAGATGTCAAGTACGTCTGTTGATCTCAGCTTTTTACCTTCTCTTGATTGGAAGATCTTAGAAATCTTTTCAATACCTTCAATAAGAATGCCGGGACCGGAAGCAGTACCTCCAAAGCCTGCAATCCTCTCTCCAGCACCTCTGACAAGAATAGTCGAGAAAGAGAACGATTTACCCGTGTCGTAGTAAGCCTGTAAGGTCTTACGAAGAAGTTCAACCCAACCTTGACGCGAATCAGGAACAATAAAGTCAGCGTCTTTTGTATTAAGATGTTCTACGGTTACCCCTTTCTTAATCTTAGGAAGTTCGTGAATGTCTTCTCTACGAATTGAGAACCCAACACCACCACCCAACATCAAGTTCTCAAAAACAAACAAGAAGGTCTTCGGGTCATTGATAGAAACGTACCAGCAGTTACCAGTTAAGATATTATCAGCTAAAGTAAATGTGTGTGTCTCTGGTTCAACTACACAATACACCTCTTCTTTCCGGTCCGTTTTTTCTACTGATACTACTTCCCAATGCGTTCTTGAACCTTGCTGCGACTCTAAAAGATTAAGATCTTGACCTGATTCTGTATAATGTAGTAGATATTTTTCTTTATGTTCAGGTACAATAAAAAAATCAGCAGTAAGATCTGTTGGTTCTAAACCTATATTATACAGAGGGGTATTACTAGTATTAAACTCAGATTCAATTAATTGACTTTTAATATTTTTGGTGCCTATACCCAGTAATGAGCAGATATCTCTAATTAAAAGTATATCCTTATGTTTTTTACTGTAAATTGTAGGAAAGCCATTTCTTTTTGATATGCCACCATCAGCTGCAAAATACCCCATTAAAAATCCTAACAAATACGGTTTAGATTCACTAAAAGGTGGAGCTTCCTTCCAGTTACCTGGAAGATGAGATAACACTAATGCACCTTCATTACATGCGCTAGGAATATCATAAGCCGGGCTAGGGGCAAACCATTTTCTAAGATCTTTATTTTTCTTCCCGCAAAGAGCGACCTGACAGTACTTTGTTGCAGAATTATAGTTACCATCCCCGTATGTTATACCGTGACTGACACCGTAAGAGGAAGGTAATAAATTTTTCATACTTTGACCAAACATATACTTTAAGTGCATACCTGGTTTTAGTTCCGTAGTAATTAATTCGTTAAATCCTGAATACAGATCATTTGTTTTTCGGGTTTCTGAACGAGCAAACCACCTATGATTAGCGGTTGTAAAAATTTCTTTTTCTGTTTTTCCTCGCTTTATAATGAGTTTAAGCAATTGTTGTTCACCAAACTTTTCTACTGTAGCTTTTTTCCATCCACCTTTTGCAGCTAAAACTTCAATATCTTGCCCTACACAATCTTTTAACTGTTTAATACCTTGAGATGTAATAAACTCAGTTTCACCTGCAAAACAATTTAACAAAGAGTTAGCGCCAAACTTCTTTACAGTTTCTGTACCAAGCTGCCAAAGCATTCTACCTGCGAAGTTACATTTAAGGTTATAAACTAGATCGTAAAGTCTTTGAGCTTCTTCTGGTGTATAATCAGCACCAATTTCTTGAGCACCGTTAATACAACGAGCTACTGTCTGCCACCATTCCTCAGTTTGATTCGTTCCTTCTAACTTACGTGCATAGGTACGTTTATAAACAATGTAACCCAGGCCATTAAAACCCCAAGGTACTTCTTTATTAACATATTTTTGTAAAAACTTTTCAGGTAATAGGTCAGAGGTGTAGTTTGTAATCATAAATTTGACAAAGAATGTGTGTGAATAACTTAAGCTATTCTACGCCAAAATACTAGTAAATCTACTTAGTATTTTCTCTTTGGCGAATTTCCTGCACCTGGCTTTTTGTCATCCCACTTTGTGCCACCAGGTAGTTGTACGTTTTTGTTTTGCAGGTTAATATCAAAGTCAGCTGATTGTTCAGCTTCTGTTTTTTCAGGTTTGATATTAATTTTATTTTTTCTTCTTAAAGAATTAGGAATCGGGCCTCTGTTAATACCATCGTCTTGAAGTTCAAGAGTTTCGATAGGAACTGTCATTGGATTACGATAAAGACCAGGGGCGTACTCAATAATAACATCAACAAAGATCTTATCAGGAGACTCTGTTCCGCCGCGATAATTTTGAGATGTTGTTGGATAAACTGATTTAACTGCTGAAACTCTCAAATTAAGATCAAAATTTGGATCCATACATGCTTTAACGATATCAAGAAAATTAGTACCTTTATTTTTAAAGAAATCCATTTTTAAGGCATCCTTTTTAAAGCGAACCCGGTCTCCAATTAAAAAGCCGCCTTGTTGATAGCGTTCGAGCATGTTTTCGAATAATACATCAAATTTAGTTTCCATAGTAATTGTGATATTATTTATGCAACTCTTGCTCTAAATAATAGTATAAATGGCCATCAAAATTAAACAACTTGAACGAGTTGCTAATAGCTATACAGAGAAAGGCTACGTCTATAAAGATTTATTTTTAGATATAACTCAGACTACTCTCTTATCCCCTGGGTTTGAAATACCTGTTCCGGGGTCTGATATTAAGGCAAGTTTTGATATAGGAGCTGTTGTAAACTCATTAACCAACCTTTTTAATACTCTACCAGGTCAAAGATTTTTATTTCCACAATACGGTCTTGATCTTTATCAATACCTTTTTGAACCTCTAACTCAAATAAACGGTGAATCATTAGGTCGTAAAATATATGATAGTATAAAATTATACGAACCAAGAGTGGTACCACGTAAGGTTAATGTTCAAGTCGACCCCGATCGTAACCAATATACCGTAAATATTGTAATAGAAATACCTATTCTTAATATAGTTTCAACAACAGACTTTCTTTTTGACGTTAAAAAACAATCTTTTATATACCTTCCAACTTCTAGAAACAAATAACATATGGCTACCACAAACAATTATGATATACCAAAAGGCGGATACGTTGCATTTGACGCAATGTCTCTCCGTCAATTGATCATTGACCGTTTAAATGAACAACAAGTCTTTACAGATCAAAACTTTATTGGATCAAATTTAGCCTCTGTTATTGATATTATTTCTTATTCCTACAATACCCTAATCTACTATCTAAATAAAACTTCTACAGAATCTATGTTTTCTGAAGCCCAGCTTTATGAAAATATGAACCGTATTGTAAAACTTGTGGACTACTCACCTATCGGTTTTCAAACATCAACTCTTTCCTTTAATTGTTCCGCTTCAGTTTTAACACAAGGCCTCTATACAATTCCTAGATATTCCTATCTTATTTCAAATAACATACCTTTCTCTTTTAATGAAGATATAACCTTTATTAAAACCCAGAATAGTGTTACTGAAAGCTTAAACGAGCTTGCTCAACAAAAACTTTTATATCAAGGCCAGTACCAAGAGTACCCTGTTTATACAGCAACTGGTGAAGATTATGAAACAGTTATTGTTAACCCAGGCACAGATCTTGTTGATCACTTTAATATCGATGTTTATGTAAAACCAAAATTAACTAGCAAATGGGAGTTCTATCAAAAAACCTCAAATCTATTTTTAGAGGATAGTTCAGCTAAAAAGTATGAAATTCGTTTAAATTCAAACAAACGGTATGAGGTTAAATTTGGCAACAATATTAACGGAACAAAGCTTCAACCTGGAGATGTAGTAGCTGTTTACTATCTAGCTTCACAAGGCGACAACGGTATTGTAGGACCTGGCATACTAGGTCGTCAAGCTCAAACAAGACTTGTACGCTTCAATACTGTTCAGTACAATCAAATTGTAACAGATATTTTACAAGAACAATATAGGCTACTTACTAATAACGAAATGTCTTATTTGACATTTAATAACTCAACTAACTCCACTCCTACAAAACAAGCTGAGAGTGTTGATGAAATTCGTAGAACAGCCCCTGCTAATTACCGGTCTCAGTATCGTTTAGTTACTACTAGAGATTATGAAACTTACGTTAAAACTAACTTTACAAATCTCTTAGCTGATGTTAAATGTATTAATAACTGGGATTATGTCTCTGGGTACTTAAAATACTTTTATGATATTGGTTTGACAGATCCTTCCAAGACAGAAAGAGCATTGTTTAACCAAGTATACTATGCCGACTCTTGTAACTTCAATAATTTATATCTGTTAGTTGTTCCTAGATCAGGTTCTCAAAATTTAGACTATTTGCTGCCAGCACAAAAAGAGTTAATAAGCACTTCTTTACTTGGAGTTAAAATGGCAACAACTGAAACAGTTTTTATGGATCCAGTCTATAAAGCTGTAAGTTTAGGTATATCGTCGTCATTAACTACAGCTAACCCTACAACAGATGAAGAAATTTGTCAACTCGAAGTTATTAAAAGAACTTCTTCAAGAAGAGATAATCAATCTATTGTAAATGACATTGTTGATATATTTACAGAATACTTTAGTAGAGACAATCTAAGACTCGGTCAAGCCATCGACACAAGAGCTCTCACCCAAAGTATATTAGACGTTGATGGAGTAGAAACATTCTATACGACCCGTACTGATGACTCAACAATTAAGGCAGAAGGCCTATCCCTCTTTTTCTGGAATCCAATATACCCTCAAAGCGATATTACTGTAACAACAAACAACATACCATTAAAATACTTTGAGTATCCTTACTTTAGCAACCTTGCAACACTTGCAAATAAGATTAAAGTAACTGCCATTTCAACAATTTTTGAAACAATAGAATACTAAAATGCTTGACGCTAAGTTTACAGTTACTCCTCAGTCAGGTTTTGTTTTAGGTACTGAGTTTACCGTAACAAACTTAACCTCAGGGGCTACTATTGAACAATACACCTGGGACTTTGGTACCGGTGAACTTCAATATAATATAGCAAGCCCTACTTTTATTTACAAATACCCTAAAACATATACAATAACTCTCACAGCTATTGATATTGATGGAAACTCTAGTACCTTTTCTCAAGACATAACAGCAGATATTCTTTATAGAGACTATATT